CCTTTATCGTTGCACTTCTCAGGGCGTATAAGTTGGATAGGCATATGATGTACCTCAGCAACCTTTCTAGAGCCTTTCGTATAGATAACTTGCATCGCACAGTTACCCATCATTTTAAGGTCTAGGGCTAGATTTCTAACACACTTTTTAGAAAACAACGCCTTCATACTTGCGTAATCATTAGGCTTTCTTGAAGCGTCTGTGCTACTTAAACCTCTACCGTAGATTAACTTAGAAGTGTTGTTAATTATTGCACTATTTGTAGTAGAACCTTTGTATCTATCTAGAAGGAATTCAAAGAAAGAATCATTCTCACCGAATGTAACCCAATCTTCTCGACCATCTTCAAATACTTCAGGTGCTTCGTAACTACTTAAATTTAAAACGTGGACGTCTTTATTCATAAACTATATATTCATTATTTGAACTATTCGCAGTATATGTGTCATTGTTTACACTATACGTTTGAATAGATTGATTAGTACAAAAAACCTTATCTAAATATCTTACTTCAGAGCCACTTTTAAGAGTTAAGATATAGTATCTATTCTCTATGAGTGTGAAAACTGCCGAGATAGTATCTATGTAGTCTCCTTGCTCGTTTGTGTCTATTGTAACTTGAGTCTCTACACCTGTAGATTCATCTTTGATATACATAGAATCGTAATCCTTAACCCTAGCTATAAAGCTAAAGGTTTGAGAGTCCGTTGTATTTTGTAGTATTATCATATCTATATAACCTTAGAACTCTAGATTTGTTCAATAAAAAAAGGGGAACCTTTCGGAACCCCTCTTTATAAATACTAGTTTAGTAATTAAACCTCACCAACGATAACTGCATCATCTCCTGAACCATCAGCAACAGTATTGAATAAAGTTTTCAATTCTGCCTCTGTAGCACATTTCATAAATGGCGAAGGAATAGTTTCTTGAGAAGTGAATTCTAAAGAATATCCGTTGAAATCACCTAGAGCCTGTCCTGAAGCCACAGAACCTCCTGTAACGTCAGCACCTTGCTCAAGACCCATTAAAAAGAATTGGTCAGTCATAGTACGAATTACCAATCTTGGACGTCCAAAAGAAAGTAATTTAATTGCTTTGTGTGTAGCAACGTCTTGCTTTTTCAATTGGATGTTTAATTTACCTTCGAAGAATGTCGTTCCATTTTCTCTAGAAGAGTTAATAGTAGTTTCGAATCCGTTAGCACCTTTTAACTCATACTTGTACAAGTTAAGTGCAGTAGCAGGAGTCCAAGTTTCGACCTCGTCTTCGTGACCTGCGTCAGTTTGGTTAAATGCTACGTTTTCGTAGTCTAAATCATCGTAAGAAGCGAAATAGATTGCTTTCAATCCTGAAACAGAATCTTTACAGCCTAAGTTTCTTCCCGATGTAATAAAGTTACAACTCATTTTTTTTTGTTTTTAAATAGAAAAGGGCAGGTTATTTGACCCACCCTTCTCAGTCAATTAATAAATAATATTAGTTCGCAGAATTAACGATTCCGTAAGTAACGATTTCTTCTACATTGTAGTATTGAACCGCACCTGTCATTCGCATTATAATTCTAACATTCTCCGAGCCATCTACTTCGCTCATATCCAGCACTTTAACGATATTTTTATCATTTTCCAAACCGCACGCAAAGAAGATATTATCAACTGTTGTACAGATTGCAGTAGAACCTGTAAGACCATGAGCAACGAATAATTTGATACCATCAAATACCATATCTCCATGTCCTTGATTGTTGAATTTGTCAACATAACCCAAAGAGTTCATAGCACGAACGTATGCTTTGTAAACCGCTTGAGAAACGTAGATGTTCAAATCTTCTCTTCCGTAAAGTGCAGAAGGAATTGCATCAACAATTTTACCTAATTCAGCAACAACGTTTGAAGCGTCAATAGTAGTACCTGCGATTTCGTTAGCAGAAGGAAGGTCAGCGTCAGCCGCTAAAAGAGTAGTAAGACCATCAAACTCACCTGAGTTAGACTTATCTCCTGCCCAAATGTTTTGCTCATTTTTAAGAGCAACTTTCTCAGAAACGTGACCGATTAAGAAATCAGCGAAAGACTTAGGTAACTCATCGTATGCAGAGTATCCCATTTCAATAGCAGACCAATCAGAACGAAAAGACTCCTTACAAAGTTGTAAGTTTACTTGAAGTGCTTTAGGCTCAATAGTTCTCTCAGTAAGAGAAATAGTTGAAGTCGCGTTAAAATCGCAGTCTCCATCTCTAAGGATAGAATCTACTGCTAATTTCTTTACAGTTTCGCGGAACTTTACGTTCGGCATAACTGTGATACCACCTTTTTCGATAGTATTTGCAGTCAAAAGTGAAGCAGCAATTATTTTGCCTGAACTCTCACCTGCGTAAGTTGTAGTAATGCTAGTTGTAGTAGCCATAATTTAAATTTTTATTTGTTTAATCTTGCGAATATCGCGTTTAATTTACTATTTTGTGCCTTAGAAGCATACTTGAATCCGCCTTCTCTTTTGATTGGCTCAGGATTGTGTGCTAATGGCTCAGCAGAAGCCTCTTCAGAAAGTTCAACTTCCTCTTTAACTTCTTCTTCTTTCTCAACTTCAGCAACTTCTTCAGCAACTTCCTCTTCTTTTACTTCTTCTGTGCGAGATAGTTCTTCTAATTGAGACTTTAATTCTTTATTTTCGTTAACTAATGCTTCAATTTCAGAGAAAAAAGTCTCTTTAACAACTGATTCAATAGTCTTTTTAACAGGTTTAGCCTCTTCTGATACAGGTGCTTCCGCTTCCGCTTCAACTTCTTCCTCTACTTCAGGTGCTTCTTCCTCTTCTTTAGGCTCTTCTTCGCCTTCTTTCATTTCTGAAATGATACCTTCCTCAGCAACTACAAGCATTTTACCATCCTCTAGCTTATATTCACCTACAGGTAAAGGTATTTTTTGCTCATCTTCAGTCATTATGAATGCAGATTCTCCTGCCTCAAATGCTTCCGCGTCAATTACTGTTACGCCATCCTCTAACTTCATAGATTCTAACTCTACTTCTAGTCCTAAAAGAACTCTTACTTTGTTTAAAACTTTGTTTTGATTCATTTTACTATATTATTTATATCTTAATAACTACGTACTTCTTAAAGTGTTTTATTTTTGAACTTAAAGTTGTATATCTGTTGATATCTTTACGTTGTTTCTAGCAACAATACTAGAGGATTCAGTAGCTGTCGATTGATTGACTAGACTACCTACACCTTGTTGAATATTCTCACCTTTACAACATCTAGTTGAATACTTACCGTTCTTGCAAAGACAACCTCTCTTACCACCGATAGGAGAGGTTTTATTATAACTTTTTTTAGCCATTATTTATTATGTTAATCCTGTTATATTTACTGTTTCGATATCATTTGACACCATACTATTTAACTGCATCTTAGTAGAGTTTTGGTCTCCAATCTGAATGTAATTTCTCATTCCATTAGCATAAGAGTCAAGAGTACCGTCACCCATTAACCAAACTTGAGTACCCTCAGCTGAGTTGGTTTGATTGATTTGGAAGTTACTACTAGCTGACCCAAAAGAAGCCCTTCTGTAACTATTACCAACCTTGAAGTTGTTAACCCACTTAATAGGGTCTGTAATCATCTTCGTAATCTCATTATCAGTAGGCATTACTTGGTTCGCTTTTAGCGTAGTAACAACCATAGAAGCTACTTTACCATGAAAACTTCTATTAGAGCCTCTACCGCCGATAGTTAAATTACCCCCGAATGCTCTATCCATTCTAGCCCCTGTTGTAGTCCAAGTATTTTGACTGCCATAGTTAGGATTAGGGTTGAATATCCAAGAACCACCACTATAGAACATTAGCTTTATGTCAAAAGTATTAGCTAAGTTAGTAGCAGTAGCATTGCTAGAGTTATATCTAGCCCCTTTATAACCTATGTAAACGCCATACCAAGCAGCACTCCCTAGGTTTGAAGCAATAAGATACTCATTTTTTGCACTATCTCGACCCCACCCAAAGAACAAAGCACCAAATTGGTCGGTTCTTAGGTATATATTGTCATCATTAGTTCCCGCACCTTCTCCATAATTCCAAATGTGCTGATTGCTATTGTTACCATCCGATTTGAATACCATAGTAGTAGCCCAAGGTCTAGAGTAGATAGCATCCGAAGTTTTGGATATATCTGAACTATGTGCAGAAACAGTAGTTCCCGTAAAGCCCATTGAAATAGGGTTCTTAGATGAGTAGTTAGATACTTGCTTAGTGTGTTCACTAGAACCACTAAAATCTAAAGCCTTAGTCCAAGGTGTATCATTAGTTTGTACAGGTGCCACGTCAGTTGCAGTTACTGTCATAGTTCCCGTTCTACTACCGTAAGAATTACCTCTTGTAACTGTTATAGTATAGGTAGTGTCAGAACCAACGTCTGCGAGAGTTCCCTGTACCATAGAGTAACCATCCCAAACAAGACCTGAAGTTGTTGGAGAAATACTCACCGAAGTCGACCAATTAGAACCTGCGGGGTTAATTTGTATATTTACATTAGTACCTTCTTCCTGTGTGATATTACTAGCACTAAATAATGGCGGGGCTAAATCTGAATTAGTTAAAGAAGTAACCTCTGTATAAGTAGCAGGTTGGCCTAGTGTTAAATCAGCAGAAGGTGCAGAAGTTCCGTTCATTACTCCGTTAGTGTCGGGCATATACCAAGTGGTATTCGTAGGGTCATCTGCGTAAGTATGCGTATGACTTGTACCTGTACCTCCGTTTTGCTCATCGTAGTAATTAGCTTCTTCTTCAGTAGCGAATAAAGGATAGTTATAAACTCCATCAGGACTCTCTATGTATCTGAATGTCATAGTAGGTGCTTCTTCTTCTAATAAGTGAACTTTAGGTAAACTAAATACTCTAGCGCCTGTGTGATTAGTTTTAATACCTAATCTAAACTCAGAACCTTGAACTATAGGATAAGAAGTTCTAGCGTGAGGTACCCAAGTAGAACCATCTCTTAATGTATCTATTGTTATATATGAGTTAGAATCTATACCTACTCTTACTTTGATAGGGTTACCTGCTAACCAATCGGCTTGTTCATCTGTACCGTTAAAGTTAGACCAACCGCTACGCATTGAATAACCTGTATTAGCACCGTAGTTAGTCCAAGAACCGTTTGGTGTTGGATGAAACCAATGACTAAATTGAAAACCATAATGTGCAGAGTTATCTACACCGAATCTAGTAGGGTCTGCATAACTTGAATTACCACTCCAATGTCCATTGTCATAACTACTTTGAGAGTGTACCAAACCGAAACCGATAGTTCCTTCTACTCTAATATCAAAGGTAAAATACTCACCCGCTTGGTTAATAGTCTCATTAGATAATAACCCGTTTTGAGAGTTAGTGCTAGTAGAGCCATAAACATCATTGCCTATAGGGTCTAATCCGTAACCTACATAAGATACCGTAGTATCTTCACCATCAACATCAGCAACCATAGTAGAGTAAGGGTCTGAAATAACTACAGATTCAAATGCCCCTACAGTAAACAATTCGTTTAAATAGTTTATAACGTCATTTAAACCACCGCTAACTGTGTTTCCATCTTGACCTGTTACCAACGTATGGTCTAACTTCGTAAAGTGCGTTAGAGTGCCTAATTCAGATACAATAGAAATTAGTCCGTCTCCATTATCAACTGCTTTTATCGTGTTAACACCAAACTCTAGACCGTTGTCTAGCATAATTGAAGTAGATGTTGCATCTAATTTGAAACCCATAGATAGACCTGTTAAATCTGTACCGCTACCATCACCACCACTTGTCCCCGAGGATAGGTTAGCTTGTCCGTTGATATAGTCTACTACTTCTTGAGTAGTATAGCTTAGTGTACCCACTAAATCTTGCCCTTCTCTATTTTGAATACGGTTAGGGTTCATTCTTCTAAAGATAGTTCTAAAAGTTACACCGTCTGATTCGTATCGGTCAGTACGTTTAACTACTATTCTATCTTCGTCTGATTTTAAAGACGCTTCAATAGTACCCATTGGTTTAGGGTCAACTGTTGAATTAATGAAGAATATAGAACTACTTTCTATATCTCCGTATATTTTAATTTGAGCCATTTATTATTTGTTTATGTACCAAGTTAATGCTCTCAACTTGAGAGTACCCGCTACGTTTGATTTTATTTGAAATCTACATCTTCCCGCATCTCCTACTGCATTCGTATCAATTGTATCTCCTACAAAGAATGTAAGTAATGGTTCTGATGTGTAATCTTTATCTGCACCGTTTTGCATAGACAAAGAAACCTCCTCGATAGAGAAGTCCGTACTTGGAGAAGTACCACTATGTCGATTGAACAACAATCTAGATTCTAGTTGTCCCTCATCTTCATCGGGTTCAAATGCCATAGATGCTCTAAAGTTAGCAAAGGCGTTAGTATCTAGACCGTCTAGGTAAAATACTACAGGGTCACCTGTAGAACCATCTCCTTCGTGACCTACCGATTGTGCCTCTCTCATTGCTAAAGGTCTAGTATCGAACAAACCCGAAGCGTCTGTAGTTAATTCTACATCTATCCATTGGTTAACCTCGTTAACATCAATTACGGTTTCAGTTGCATCTCCTCCAAAATAGAAAGAAGAAAGCATGCCGTAGTAACCTTGCGTAAGTTGTGTAGCTTGTGAAATTACTGAGTTTAATGTAGTGTTAACAAACTCCCCTGTTCTATCTGCTACAAGTACATCTCCCTCGTTAGCAGTTGGGAAACTAGCGCCTCTATCTCC